CGATCGACATCAAGATGCGGTCTGGCTGGATCGGTATCGCCCAACTGAACCCGCGTCAGACAAAGGCAGGCGTTACCACCAGGCTGCGAGGCTCGTACAAGTCTGCCTTCATTGCCACGATGAAGAGTGGCCATCGCGGCGTCATGATCAGAGGAGGTAAGGGTCGGCTTCCGATCTACGAACTGTTCGGGCCGAACCCTGCGCACGATATCGTCAAGCACCCTGATGAGTTCCTCAAGGTCTTGTCTGAACTGATCGAGACGAAGCTTGCCCCCCGCGTGCTGCATGAGATCGAGAACCTCTTGCCGCGATGATGCAACCCGTCAACACAACCACTGCCGCGCCTCTAGCACGGCACGGTTGCACCCCCCCCTCGCGGGTCCTTCCCCCGGTGCCGACCCTTTACGGGGCGGGACGACCCCCAACTTTCGCTAGTTAGGCAGGTCTAAAAACTGACCTGACAGCCCTGACGATGCCTGACAAACCCTTACACGGTGGACTTCCTGACCATGACTGACCTTCTCGATCAGGCGGCAAGCATGCCGGCGGCCGATGGCGTCTGGCTTACTGTCTCCGAACTTGCCAAGCGCAAGAACATCACCAGGCAGTCGGCCTCGGAGCGCGTCGCACGCCTTGAGCGCGATGGCCTGATCGCAACCAGAGTTGTCGGTCGGTCCCGGATGGTCGAGCTGGCAACATTTGACCGCGTCGTCGGTCAGACCGGCAATGCCTACCGCGAGCAAGGTCAGGATACCAAGCGCGAGGCTTCGGAACAGCCCGGAAACCAGTCTGCGCCAAATGCCGCGTTGCGTGACGCTCAATCAGAGCGGGCGCAGTACGAGGCCAAGCTCAAGGCGTTGGACCTTGCTGAACGGACGGGGCAACTCGTGCCGATTCGCGGTGAGCATGGCATGGAGACCGCGCTGGTGAAGGTGACGGAAGCGATCGTCAGAGATCTCGGCGCCCCGATGAATTGGATCAACGAGATCCTCGAAACCGCACGCGAAGGCGAGCCCGCCCTTCGCAGGCTACTTAGAAGGAAGATCCACCAGCAACGCGAGACAATCGCGAACCGTCTTACTGCTATCGCCGGCGATGCGGCCGAGGCTGAAAAGGGCGGCGTGCAGGTCGATATCGATTTCGGCGGCGACGAATGAAGGTCGCCTTGAAACGCTCTGCTCTTGCGATCGTCGCACGCATCCTGGCTACCGCCATCGTTCCGCCTGAGCAGCTGTCCGCAGCCCAATGGGCACGACAGAACCTTGTCGTTCCTGACGGTCCACGCGCTGGCGAGGTTTGGGATGACAGTCTCACGCCCTACATCGCCGAACCGCTCGAAATGTGCGGAACGGACAGCGGTGTCAACGAAATCGCCATCCGCAAGTCGGCTCAGACCGGCTTCACAACGCTGATCCTCGCGGCCTGCGGTCACCTTATTGCGACTGACCCATGCCGCGCCATGATCGTTCAGCCGACCACTGGCGCGCTGAAGGAATTCAACACCGAAAAACTGACGATCGCGATCCAAGGCACACCGGCTCTTCGCGATCTGGTCCGCGAGCAGTCGTCCCGCTCTGGCGACGGTTCGACGGCGGTATTCAAGCGGTTCCGTGGCGGCTCGCTCAAGCTGGCTATCGCCAATTCTGCGGCGGATCTTCGTTCGTCGACCATCAAGAAAGCGTTTTGCGACGAAGTCGACGAGTATCCGGACGATCTCGACGGCCAAGGTGATCCAATCGGCATGGTCGAGGCCCGTCAGGAATCGTTCCTGATGTCCGGTGAATGGCTGCGCCTTTACAATTCGACCCCTACCATAAAGGGCGGCTCTCGTATCGATGGGTATTTCGAGGCCGGCGACCAGCGCTATTGGCACATGCCGTGCCCCGGCTGCGGCGCACAATTCAAGTTTGTCTTCGATCGGAAATACTTCCGGTTCAACGACGAATTTCCGCACGAGCCTCACTACGCCACGCCCTGCTGCGGCAGCATCATCGAGCCTTACGAAAAAGTTTCGCTGATGAAGAAGGGCGAATGGATCGCCGAAGCGCCTCGGCCGGGTGCCTATCCGTCGTATCACTTCGATGCACTGACCTCGCCTTTCGTGCCTTGGGAAAAGATTGCCTCTCGTTTTGTTGCGGCAGAGCAAGACCCGCAAAAGCTCAAGACGTTTCACAACCTGACGCTCGGCCTTTCCTACGAGATTAAGGGCGATGCACCCGATCACGTCAGGCTGTTGGAACGACGCGAGCTCGACCTGAAGCGAGGCCACATTCCTGCTCAGGGCCTCGTCTTCGTGGGCTCCGCAGACGTTCAGCAGCTCGGCATATACTATGTGTTCAAGGCGTTTGGGCCGGATCGGCAGTCCTGGCGCGTCGACGCAGGATACATAGAAGGGGCGACCGACGACCCGCATGGCGGCGCGTTCGTGAAGCTAGAAGAGTTGCGTTCAAAGCAGTGGCCAGATGCATTCGGATCGACGCGGGCTGTCGACGCCTTCGGGATCGACTCCGGCTATCGCTCACACGTCGTCTACACGTGGGTGCGGAGCAAGCCAGCGACGTTTGCCTTGAAAGGCCTCGACGGCTGGTCCCGACCAGCACTTGGCCAGCCGTCTCCAGTCGAAATCAACTTCAACGGTCAGCGCATCAGGGATGGTGCGATGGTTTGGGGTGTGGGCACATGGTCGCTTAAAGGCGCGTTCTACGCAAACCTGCACAAGGAAGGGATTGCCGCTGGCAAAGAGGCCAATCCTCCTGGCTACTGTCATTTCGGTGGCTGGATGGACGAGGTCTATTTCAAGCAGATCACCTCGGAATATCTCGGTACCGAGAAGGTCAAGAAAGGTAAGGCGCGTGATCGGCGCGTCTGGATGCCGCGAGCCGGTCAGGCGAACCACTTTCTTGACTGCGAGGTCTACGGCGACGCCCTTGGGGACTATCTCGGCATCTCGCGCATGACACCGGAAGAGTGGAGCGTGTTGGCAGGTATGCGCGGCGTTCCCGAAGGCGTCGTCAACCCCGACATGTTCGCGCCGGCGCCGCTCGTCGCCGCAAGCCAGGTCGCCGCCAAGCGTGGGCGGGCTGAAGATGCGGCGGTCGAAGAAGACGAAGAGTTCCGCCCTCAACCCCTGCTCAGCAGCCATCACGATCGCGATGACGACTATGAGGATGATTTCTAATGGCATGGTCTCAATCGGATCTCGATGCAATCAACATGGCGATCGCCAACGGGGCCAAGCGTGTTCGCTACCAGACCCACGAGGTCGAATATCAGAGCATGCACGACCTCCTGCGCGCTCGGGATCTGATCAAGGCCGAGGTTGAAGCTCCGGTCGACGTCGGCGGTGCGATCCTTACCGAATATCATGGCGGCTACTGATGAGCATTTTTAGCACAGTACGTGGCTGGCTGACGAAGCGCGAATATGCCTCTGCCGGTTTTGGTCGGCGCAACCGCACGCGGATCGCGCCGCATACGTCGGCAAACGCCGAAATCCATCGCGCGTTGGGCACCTTGCGCGATCGCTCCCGCGCCTTCGTTCGCGACAGCTGGGCGGGCCAGCGCATCCTCGATGTCCTGACGTCGCATGTGATTGGAACCGGCATCATGACGGTTCCCAACACCGGCAACGACAAGATCGACAACAAATATCGCCTTCTGCGCGAGGAATGGGAGGCTTCGAGCGATGTAGAGGGTGTTCTCGATTTCGGCGCGCAGCAATCGCTGCTGTTCCGATCGATGGTTGAAGGTGGCGACAGCGTTCTTCGGATGATCCCGATGAGGCTGGCAGATTCACCTGATGCCCTGCCGTTTCGGCTGCAAGGGCTTGAGGGCGACCAGATCGACGGCTGGCGCGATGGTATCATCGCGTCGCCTGGCGATACGTCGCATGTCCGCATGGGTATCAAGATCGGAGACTGGGGCGTCCGTCAGGGAATGTATCTCTGGAAGGTCCATCCCGGCGAAATGGTCGTCGGCAACATCGAGCCGTCCACGCTCGTCGACTGGAGCGACGTTTGCCATCTCTATCGCCCGTTGCGTCTAGGTCAGTTGCGCGGCGTTCCGTGGTTTGCTCCGATCCTCCTGACATCCCGCGAACTACAGGATCTGATGGAAGCGGCGATCCTGCAGCAAAGGACGCAGGCAAGCTACGCCGGTTTCATCAGGAAACCACCTGGTACCAACAACGTGCTGGTGAGCAAGAAGGACGACAGGGGTGACAAGGTCACGCGCGTCGAGCCCGGCAGCATTCAGGATATTGGCGACGCCGAGATCACGTTTCCAAACCCGTCGTCTCAATCGGTCTTCGCAGATTCCTATAAAGCTGGCCTTCGTGCCATGGCAGCCGGCGCTGGTATCACCTATGACCAGCTGACAGGTGACTTGTCGCAGGCTAATTATTCATCGCTTCGAGCTGGCAAGATCGAGTTTCGGCGACTGGTCGAGCAGATCCAATGGTCCGTCATGATACCGATGGTTTGCCGGAAAGTGGATCGCCGCTTCCTTGATCTTGCTATCCTCGCCGGCCGCCTGCCAAACCGCAAGGAAGGCTACCACGTCGATCACATCATGCCGGCAATCGAGCCGATCGATCCGCTCCATGATCTTCAAGCCGACATGTTGGCGGTACGTTCCGGCCGACTTTCGCCGCAGGAATATGTCTCCGCTTGGGGGCGCGATTGGCGGAAAGTGGTCAAGGACTTCGACGCATTCTTCAAGTTCGCCGATGCCAACAACGTCCCGCTCGACATCGATCCCCGCCGTCCTGCCGGCGGCGTGGCGCCCCAGCAGCTCGAAGATGGTTCGAACAATCCACCAAAGGACAGCACAAATGGCTGACATCATTCGCATGCCGCAGCTTCTTCGTGACGCCGAAGTCCGCGCAGGTTCGTTCGATCAGAACAGCAACACCATCGATGTCATCTTCACGACTGGCGCCACGGTTCGCCGCGTGTCCTGGATGGATGGCGAATTTGATGAGGAGCTGGTCGTCAACAGTTCCAGCGTTCGTCTTGATCGGCTCAACGCCGGAGCGCCGTTTCTAGACACGCATGGCCAGTGGAGCCTTGAAGATGTCATCGGTTCCGTTGTTCGCGGCTCCGCAAACATCAAAGGCGGCAAGGGCTACGCGACGATCCTGCTTTCCAATGCGGCTGATGCCGCTGACCGTGTCGCTCGGATCAAGGAAGGAACGGTCTCGAACATCTCTGTTGGATATCGCATCCACGCGGTCGAGACGACCGATCGTGAAGGTCAGACGCCATTGCGACGGGTGATTGATTGGGAGCCGTGGGAAATCTCGGCTGTCCCGATACCGGCTGATCCCGGCGCCCAAGTCCGCGCTGCGGCAGAAGACGCTCTTTTCAATTGCCGTGTCACGCCATCGGCGGCTGACCGGAACATTGTACTCCGCATGCGCATGGAAATGACGCAGCGGCAATTTGCATCGGCACGATAGCGGCTACCGCTCTGCCATCGACCGCCCTCCGGCGGGTGCCCTTTATGCCTGTGGGCTAGGCTTTCTCAAAGGAAAATGTGATGAAGAGAACCTACGGTTTCGTAGCGGTAGCACTCGCGTTGGCTGTCGCTTCCATGATCTTCTTCGGTGCCAGTACCGAAGTCTTTGCAGCGCAGCATCCCGCCCACCTCGCAACGTCTGGCCTTGCAGATTGGGTTTCCGGTCACGCACACCACTTTGCGATTTCACTTGCAGCGATGCGAGCCAATTTGCTCGATCTGACGGCTCGCGCCACTGCGAAGCTTGCCGAGATCAAGGATGACACGGCTCCTGACGCTGCGCGCGCGATCCAAGCCGAGCACACGTCTCTGCTGGAAGAAGTTCGCAAGTTGCAGGCGGACATCGCTACGGAGGAAGCTGCCGAAGCCTCCCGCAACCAGCCGACCAATCTGCCGACCCCGGAAGCAGGCGCATCTCGCGCGGCTGATATCCTCGATATGGGAACGCGCGCCGGCATGCCAGTCGCTACCATTCAGGACGCAATCCGTGGCAACGTCACGATCGAAGCCTTCCGCTCTCAGGCCTTCGACCATCTTGCCGGCTCGACCACACGCACCTCACCGATCCGGGTCATTACGGATGAGGCTGAGACCCGTCGCAATGCGAGGATCGAGGCGCTTGCCTACCGCCTCGGTACCCCGCTTCCCGCTGCCGGCCCAAGCGCTGCAGCGCGCGGCTACATGGAAGATGGCCTGATCGACATCGCATCCGCCGCCATCGAGCAACGCGGTGCTCCGCGCAATGTCCGCCAGGTCGAAGACATTTTCACTCGTGCGGCTCACACGACGTCCGACTTCCCGCTGACGATGAGCGGCGCAATCAACCGCACCCTCGAAGCTCGATATGCTTTGGCGCAACCAACCTATCGGAGCATCGCCCGCCAACGGAATTTCCGGGATTTCCGCCCGCATACGTCACTGAAGATCGGCGACTTCCCGATGCTGACGCGCGTTCTGGAAGATGGCGAGATCAAGTACGGATCGTTCAGCGAGGGCGCCGAGACCCTGCAGGTCCTGTCCTACGCCCGTGCGATTTCGGTCTCCCGACAGCTGATGATCAACGACGATCTTGGTGCGATCGCCGAGGTTCTTGCCGACTACGGCAGCATGGTGGCGCTGTTCGAGGAGATCACGTTCTACGCAACCGCGTTCAACGGGGTCCTTTCCGATGGTCTGACCGTCTTCCATGCCACGCACAAGAACCTCGCTGCAGTAGCTGCGGCGATTGACGTGGATCCTGTCTCGCTAGGCAGGGCGGCAATGGCAAAGCAGAAAAGCCTCGACGGCAACCCGCTCCTTGCCAATCGCCCGCAGATTATGTTGACCGGCCCCGACACGATCACGGCTGCGGAAAAGCTGCTGACCGGCATTACCCCGGCGCAGGTCGCCAACGTCAATATATTCTCCGGCAAGATGACGCCCGTCGATACAGCCCAGATCTCTGACAAGTCCTGGTACTTGTTCCCGGATCTCGCGGCCGGCTCCAACTATCGATGGGGCTATCTCGAAGGCTACGAAGCCCCGCGCGTCCGCATCGAAAACCCCTTCGGTCGTCAGGGCATGGCCATGACCGTCGAGCACGATTTCGGTTGCGGCCCCACAGACTTCCGTTTCGGCTTCAAGAACGCCGGCGTCTGATCGCGCGCGGCCGTTCTGGCCGCTCGCTTCCTTCCCAGAATTCAACCTCGCGAGGATATGGACATGAAAAACTTCCTACAGCCGGGACAGTCTCTCGACGTCGTTGCCCCTACCGGCGGCGTCGTTTCGGGTCTCCCGGTCATCATCGGCTCCCTGATCGGGATATCCGCGGTCACCGCCGTTGCCGGCGTGCTGATCTCCATGCAGTTGAGTGGTTGCTACAGCCTGCCGAAAACGACCGGACAGGCTTGGGCGACTGGTGCCAAGATCTATTGGGATGCCACGAACAAGCTGGCAACGACGACATCGGCGGGCAATACATTGATCGGCACCGTGATTGCCGACGCGCTCTCTGCCGATACGATCGGCAGCATCCGCCTTGGTCCGACAACGGTCTGACGACAATGCTCAACATCTTCGAGCGGCTGGCGAAATCCAGCCGCTCCATTGTCGAAAGTGTCCATGGCACCGCCGTGACGATCTTTCCGATCGCGCGCGTTGGCGGCGTCAATGGCGCCGTGAAGCAGTCACCGACAGTAGAACCCTATGCGACATCCGCCTGCTTCTACGAGAACACGCTGATCGAGCGTGAGGTGAAAATGCAGCCGGAGACCGGGACTGGTCGACTGCTTCATCGGAGCCTCATTCGCACAGGCTCGATCCGGCTAGTTCCCGGCATGCCGTTCGCAACCGATTTCGTCGTGCGCCGCGATGCTGATGGCGCGCTATTCACGGTAACTCAATTCGATCCCGATGGCGTCGGCAACGTCTTGGCCACGCTCGGGATTGCCAAATCCCTACCGGAAAGCTGACATGCTCGCTGCTGAAGCCTTGCGCCTTGCTGCTATCGAGATCCTCTGCCCAACGGCGGCGATCGCGGCTGACAGTGGCTATCCGACGCGCGCTGGTGCTCGGGTCTTCGACAGCCGCGCGGTCGCGCTGGAGGATATCGATCCGACCAAAGCTTTTACGCCGGTCCTTTCGCTCTACACCAACAAGTCTGGCGTGAAGCTGCGCGGGCCGCATGCGGCAGCGGGCGATACCAACGCCGATGCCGTGTTGGAGATCATCGCCGAGCTGGCCGTTGTGTCCGGCGATGAGGGTGGCGAATTTGCCGATGCGATGGCATCCGACGATCCGGATGCTCGCCTCGTTTTGGCGGCCCTTTGCGCGCAAGTCCGATGGATCTTGGAACGCAGCCAGCAAGGCGGGCTATGGCGCCAGCTCGTTCGCCAGATCACCGAAACGGAGTTCGAGCCCTTCGCCGTTCCCGAGATTGGCATGCGCTGGCAGCGCGTGACGATCCGGATGCACTGCGAGATCCGCGATGACGATTTCGACATGACGGATGGTGGACTGCCGGAGCCGATCAGAGCGCTCTACGACCAGCTTCCGTCCGCGTCCTACGCCAAAGAGAAGCTTGCCGCGCTCGCTGCCTATTTTGTGCCGGAGCCGCTGCAGCCCTTGACGCAAATTCACGTCACGACCGGCCTGATCGAGTCCGGTCCAGACGACCTATCGCCCTGACATCGGAGATCCATCATGGATGAAATCTACAAGCCCGCGCCGGGCAAGCGCATCCCAATGCCCGGCCTTCAGCCGGATTGGCCGGAGGATGGGCGCCGCATCAATCCACTGAGCACCTATGAGCTTCGCCTCGTCGCAGACGGCGATCTCATTTTGGTCGAGGACGAAACGACGCGATCGGCTGACAAGCAGCTCGATGCGAAACCGGAGGTGAATGACGATGGCGAGTAATATCCCGGCGAACCTGACGGCGCCGCTTTTCACTTTCGACGTGACGTCGGGTGGCAACTTCGAGAATGAGAACCGGCTGATCCTGCTCGGGCTGGGGCTGGCGGCTGGCGCCCTGGCGGAAAGCAATCTGGCTCTCTGCAATACCCGCAATGATGCCCGCCGCCTGGCTGGCGCCGGTTCGATGCTGGAAGCTATGTTCCTTATTTCTCGCGCCAACGCGCCGGCGCAAGAGATCTGGATCGGCCGGGTTGCCGAGGTCGGCACGGCGGAAATCCGCACCGTGACGGTTGGCGCTGTCCCTGCGGCTGGCGGACAAGGCGTTCTGCAGATCGCAGGCGAAAGCATTTCAGTGCAGATCAATGCCGGCGACACCGCCAATGCGGTTGCGACCGCGCTCGCGGCGGCTATCAATGCCTATTACAACCGGCTGACGGGCGTCTCGCTGCCGTTCACGGCGACGGTCGCCACCAATGTTGTCACGATGACCGCCCGTCACAAGGGCGCCTTCTCCACTGGCATTGATGCCTTCGTCCCGGTCTTGGACTCCGTGAATGCCTTTGCCGGCATCCTGACTTTCGCGGTTGGTACTGCAGGTGCCGGAGTGCCGGATCTTTCCGCCATTCTCGCCGCCATGAATGACGATCCCTACGAAATGATCGTCAGCGCCTTCGGAGATACCGCGAACGTCGCCTTGCTGGACAGCTTCCTCAACAACGTCTCGGGTCGCTGGTCCTACGCGCAGCAGCTCTATGGCCACGCGTTCTACCCAGTCACCGATACCTCTTCTAACCTGGTCACAAAGGCGCTAGCTAAAGACAGTTGGCACCTGACGATGATCCCGCGCTTTTCCGCTGGCGGCTTTGCTGAGCCGGATTATCTCTGGGTCGCGGGTTTCGTAGCGCGCATCGCGGCATGGTCTGCAGGTGGGGCGAATGGCGACGTGTCGCGCAATCAGACCGGCCTTGTCGTTCAGGGCCTGTCGGCGCCACGGTCGCGCGCCTACTGGATGGACTATGCGACGCGCGACGCCTTCCTGAAGAATGGCGTTTCGACCTGGTCGATCAATCGCAACGGCGACGTGACGATCGATAAGATCATCACGCAGCAACAGACCGCCAACGGCGCGCCCGATACGACCTTCCGCGATATCCAGCGGATCTACCAGATCACTTATGCGCTGAAGAAATTTCGCGCCGATCTTGCCGCCGAACACGCTAACAAGGCTGTCGCGGACAGTAATCCGGACAATCTTGACGCCATCTCGACGGTGAAGGACATCAAGGCGACGCTGTTCCACTCCTATCAGGAGATGTCCGGCGTTCTTGAGAATGCGGAAGCGGCGCTGGCGGCAATGGTGGTCACGCGCGACACCGACAACCCGGATCGCGTCAACATTGCGCTGCCGCTCGATTTCGTCAACGCACTCGACATCCTGGCCGGCCTTGCCCGTGCCTACAGTCAGTTCAGCGCCGCTTAAGCGCCGCACAGAGAGAGGATCTAGACCATGGGCAAGGATTTCGGCGGCCGCATCATTGCGCGCACTTCGAAGGGAGACACGTTCTCGCTGCGCGGAACGTTGAACGTAAACCCGTCCGGCATTTCCACCGCAGCGGTGGTCAACCAGGATGGATCGGTAGACCGGACCGCCACCAACACTGCCTACAGGTTCGAGATCAATTTCGCCGACCGGGGCGCTGATCTTGATGCCTTGATGAAGGCGGATCGCTTCAACATGACATTCGAGGAGGAATTTTCGGGCGTCACGCACTACTACACTAACGCCTTCTTTGTCGGCGATCCGGTGATCAACCGACAGACCGGCGAAGTGACCGGCCTGTCCGGCCACTCTGAAAAATACAGCAAGACAGGTGGCTGATGGCGTCGATCGTCATCAAGCTCAAAAAACCCTACGAGGCCCACGATACGAAATTCTCCACAGTCGAGCTTAGAGAGCCGACCTACAAGGAGATCTATCGCGACGGGCTTGGTCGGCCTCAGGAATGGCAACCGACGCCAAATGGGCCGATGCAGGTGACCTATCCGGTCGTCGTCGACGCCTATCTGCAAAAGATCATCATTTCGCCGGGGTACGAATGCCTCGGCGTATTGAACGCGGTGGATTCGCTGAAGCTCGAAAGGGCGGTATGCGATTTTTTTCTGGATACGACGGCGTCCTAGACGCCGTCGATGTCATGGTCTTTCGTCTTGGTTGGCGTGCAGCTGACATCGAGATGATGACGCCTTCTGCCATCTCCTATTGGGCGCGGCGCTTCATCGAGTTTAGAAAGTCATAGGTGATGACCAAAGAAATCGAAGCGCGACTGAAAGTATCTGCGGTCGACAAGACCGGTCAGGTCTTTCAGGCTCTCGCGGGAAAGATGGACCAGGTCAACCACCGCGCGGAAGCGTTGAATAGGCAGCAAGGCATGATGGCCCGTGGTTCTCAAGCTGCCTTTGGCACATTGCTCCGCTTTGCAGCACCTGCAGCGCTTGCCTACGGCGCCAAGGCGGCGCTCGTCGATTTTGCCGCACTCGACCGTCAGATGACCCGGATAGGCAATACAGCCGGTTCGACTTCGGAGGAAACCAAAGCTGCATTTGTAACCATGCAGCAGGAGAGCAAGCAGCTCGCGATGCCGCTCAACGAGGCCGTCACCGCGCTCGATACACTGGTGTCCTCCGGCATGAGCCTGAAGGAGGCGATGGACTTCTTGCCGTCGGTGCTCGCCACGACGCAAGCCTCTGGTGCCGCCGTCGAGGATATCGCCAACACTGGCCTGAAGGCAGCCTCTGCCCTGAAGATCGAAGCAGGACAGATGCAGCACGCTTTCGATCTGATGGTTGCCAGCGGTCAGTCTGGCCAGTTCGAATTGAAGGATATGGCGGTCTATATCCCGTCGCTCGCCAACTCGTTCGCCCGTATCGGCTATAAGGGTGAGGATGGCTTAAAGCGGCTTATGGCGGCGCTACAGACCGTCCGCGAAGACACGGGCACAGCCGAAGAGGCTGCAAACGACATGGCCAACGTGTTTCAGAAGATGGGGTCTCGCGAGACGATTTCGAACTTCAAGAAATTCGGCATTAACCTCACGAAGGAAATGGATAAGGCCAAGAAAAAGGGCGAAGACACCATCGACGCCTTCGTTCGGCTCTCCAATAAGGCAGTCAAGGGCGACCTGACCAAACTGCCGCTGCTGTTTTCTGACAAGCAGGTTCTCGAAGGCATGACGTCGCTGATCACTAGCACTGATCGGCTGACGCACTATTATACCATCCTGAGTGACACCGGCATCGACGGGACCGTCGCGCGCAACAACATCCGCGTTTTGAACGACACGCAGGCCAGCATCGACCGCCTGTCGAACTCCTACGAGCGGTTGAAGCAGAGCGCTGGCGAAGCGGTCTCGAAAGTCGCGGTCCCCATCATGGACAAGGTGTCCAATGATCTCGACTACGGCACGGCAGTACGCAAGGGGCTGGAAGGCAAGGGCATGGGCTATGTTGCCCGCGAAAACTGGATGGCCTTTCACCTGCCGTTGGGCTCGTTTTCGCAGAGCGATGATGCCGATCAACTCGCCTTCCAATCTGGATACCAGGATCCGGAATGGCTGAAGTCCTATTGGGTGAACCGATACGAGCGTGGCAACATGAAGCCGACCACGGGACGGGCACACATGTCTCGCAGCGGCACTCCCTCTGGTGGAGTTAGTCGGGATGCCGCAGCGCTTTCGCAAGCCACGGCGGCAGGCATGCCTGGTGCATTGCCCGGCGAAAGCGCGGTGAAGAACTTTTTCCGCGTCCCGTCGAAGAGCGAGTTTCAGGATGCTCTGAAAATCGATCTGAAGCCGAGCGCCGATGAGGCCAGCCGGAGCATCGCCGATGGCGGAAAGCAGGCTGGCGATTCCATCAAGGAGAGCGCCGCCCTGTTCAAGGTTGCCGGCGTCGATATCGGTGCGGCGATTGCCGAGGGGGCCGCGAAGCTGGCTGAAGCCGCGAAGGCATTCGGCGCCAGCGCATCGATCGCTGCGACCGGTGGCGCGGCAGCACCAAGGGTTAATGCCGATCGGGGACGGACGATGTCGCCGAGCGTCACTGGCGGCGGCGGTGGTGGGTTCTAGTGACCGACGATCGCAATATCGTTCGTCATTTGCTGCGTGTGACCGATCGAGCCGCCGAAAAACATCAGTGTCCCCATGATCGCCAGCACGACGAAGATGACGCGCATGGTTCCTGGAAACAGGATTGCCAGCAGAACTAAAACAATCAGCGCGATGATCATGACATCCTCCGTCAGGGTTCTTCATTATCAAAATGCGCGTGAAAGTCGAGTGCAAGGGAATTCAACATGCGGGATTGGAAAAAGACCCTTTTGCCCGCGAGCTTTCGCGGCGTGCCGTTCTTCGTCGAGTACGAGGACCTGTCGGGCGGTCGCCGCCTTGCCATGCATGAATATGCCGGCGGCGAACAGACTGATGTTGAAGATCTCGGTGCGTCGACCAGAACCTATGACGTAACAGCCTACACGATTGGGGACACCGCCGATCTCAAGGCGCTTACGCTGCAGTCGGCAGTCGCGATTGCCGGGCCGGGGCTTCTTGTCCTTCCTATCGACGGAGGATTTCTTGCCCATGTGCAAGGGTTTCGCCGCACGCGGCAGAAAGATAAGGCGGGATACATCGCCTTCGACATTACCTTTGTTCCGAAGGCGCAAACGGCTGGCGCAATTCTATCGATCGGCGACGTTAATTCTGCCGTGTCCACCGGCCTGACCGTCGCCTCCGCTGCATTCGCGCGTCTCTTTTAGAGGATTTTAGTATGGCGGCGGACAAGACGACAATCCTGTCGTGGCTGGCGGATCTGTCCGCTGCCATCGTGACTGACCCTGAAGACCTGGCGGACGTATCGAGCCGCATTGCCGTTGCAGCAAGTCTTGACGCTGCTGCCTTCGCAACGGAGGCGTTGTCGCTGACGCGGATTGTAGCTGAGAGCGTGAGTGACAGCGCAGGCTTTGATCGCTGGTCTATCGCTCAGACCGTTGCTGCCGGCGACACGCGGGATGCAATGTCCGTTCTTCTCTCGGCGGCGCTTTCCATAGCTGGCGGTCGGGTTGATTGGCCGTCGCGGCCACAAGCCGGCAAGGCACGGTCGAGGATCGTAGATTCTGGCGACGTAGCGCTTGCTGTGGCGTCGAACATGGGTGGCGATGGTGCCGATCTCTATGGCTGGCTGTCCAGCCTCACGGATGTCGCCAGTCGCCTGATATCCGATCTCGCGGCCAATGCTGTTCCGATCGTGAAGGTCATGACCGGCCTTTCAATGCCGTCAACGGTCCTTGCCTATCAGCTCTATGGCGATGCCAACCGCGCCGAAGCTCTCGTCGACATTTCATCGTCGGCGACACCGCTGGTAATGCCGACACTGTTCGACGCTCTCGCGTCCTGAGGTTCCATGTTCGAGACGATCGTCATCGATGGCCTGCCGCCTCACAAAACGGTGAGCATCAGTATGTCTGCAGAAGAGGCTGTCAGGACCGCAGCTCTAAGCCTCGTGCCTGTGGGGTCAGGCGTGCCTGTTTCGTTCGGTCAGCCTGTCACGATCAAGGCAGGCGACGACCTTCTGCTCACGGGCTACGTTCGCGATGTCCGGCCAAGTCATGAGGCGGACACGCGGTCACTGTCCGTTACCATCGTCTCCAAGACCATCGATGCGGTCGAATGTTCTGCCGATCATCCGACCGGAGAAATTCTCAACAAAAACCTCACGGATATCGCGCGCGAACTCGACACTTATGGGATCGGTATCGAGGATGACGGCGACTTGCCCGTCGAACCTCGGCACAAGCTGCGTACCGGCGACTCCCTGTTTCATTCGATCGAGCTGCGTGCACGTGGACGCGGTATCCTGATCCACGACACACCGCAGGGAAAGCTGAAGCTCGCCACGAAGCCTGAGGGCACCCACGCGGGAAGCCTTGTACGCGGTATCAACATTCAGTCGGCATCATCGGCACTGTCCGAGCATGGCCGCTATTCCAAGGTCAAAGTTCGCGGACAGGCGAGCGAAGGCACGGCCAAGCAACAGCTGCGGGCGGAGGCATCGGCAAGTGATAGGAGCGTTGCTCGATCCCGCGTGCTGATCGTCCGCCATGAAGGCGAAACGACTGTCGGCCGCATGAAAAAGCGGGCGAGCTGGCACGTCAAGCGCGGCGCCGGCAACAGTGTCACCGCGTCGATCACAGTATCTGGCTGGCGCGACGCCGCTGGTCGCATCTGGTCGCGCAACTGGCTGGTCAATGTCGACGACGACTGGATTGGCATCAACGGCATGATGATCATCAAGAGCGTGACGCTGTCCCAAAGCGGCGACAGCGAGGGCACGACAGCGACGTTGGAGCTTGGTGACCCTCGCGCCCTCGGCGGCGAAAACCCGCGCGGCAAGACGTCGAAAGCCTACAGCGCGCCTGGTGCGATTAGCGAGGACTATGAGGAGCAATGAGCGGCGAACGCATCGAGCTCGACGGGAACGTTACGCATAAGGGCGGACAGCAGTTTGTCTATGGTCGCGGATTCTTCAACAGCGGCTACAGCCGCATTCATCGACTGGAGCCGGCTGGTTTTGCATCGTATCCGATCAAAGGAGCCAATGGCCTGCTCTTCGCCCCAAATGGCGATGCGGACCAGGCCTATGTCCTTGGCGGCGAACATCCTGGACACCGCCCGAATATCCCGTACGGAGCAACGGCGCTCTACGATCACAACGGCGGCATCATCAAGTTGATCATGACGGGCATGGTCATCGACGTCCAAGGCCGCACAGCTACCCTGACTGCCGGGGGCGGGTGGACAATCAACGGCCCGACTGTCTTCAACGGCAATATGCAGGTCAACGGAAATATCAATGCGTCCGGATCGATCACCGATGGTGATGGCGATGGCGGGGCATAGTCCGCGAAACACCAACTGGGCGAACCCATGCTGAAAATCATCCCACTCGATGACGGCGAAGATCCATATCGCGCACCGGATCTCGGATGGGATGGTGTTGCTGGCGATCTGATTGTCAACGGCCTGTCGCATCTTGAGGCGCCTGGCGATCTAAGAGCAGAGCAAGGCCTTGCGACCCAAGTCCTCATCTGCCTGATGACCGATCGTCGGGTTGACCCCAGCGAGCTGCGCGACGGCGACGAGAACAAGGGCTGGATCGGCGACAGCTTCGATCGCATGGACGGAGAAGACGAACTTGGCTCAAGGCTCTGGCTGCTGCGTCGTTCGGCCATTTACGACGGCATTGAGACTGTTGTGGAGGGTTACGTCCGCGAAGCGTTGCAGCCTCTAATCAAACAGGGCGCGACGGTTCGTGCCGATGTCACGGTTACTACCGACCGCCCTGCGAACAGTCTCAGCTTTTCCGTCGCGCTTTACGGTCGCGACGGCACGAAAATCTACAACCGAAACTTCGAATTACTCTGGAGACAGATCGATGGCGTGGTCAATCCGCTCTCTGGCTGAATCGTCCGCACGGGCGCGTGGTGCTTTTCGGCAGTATATGCCGGGTACCGACACTGCATTGAAGAATAATTTCGTGACGATTATCGCCAAGGTCATGGCGGCATTGGCACATGAATTCGAACTGCGCATGGCCTATCTGGCCAAGCAACTGTTCCTGACATCCGCAACGGGACAGTTTCTCCTCGTTCTGTGTTCAGAGATTGGTGTCTATCTGAAGCAGGCATCCAGCGCCTCAGGCGGAGCGGTCGGCACGGGCCTCGCCGGGACCACCTATGCCGCCGGCATCAGGTTGATTTCGGGCAACATCACATATGTCTCCACTGCTCCTGCGACTGCGGCGGGTGACGGTACATTGTCTCTCCTTGTGACATCGGAGGTCAAAGGTGCTGCCAGCAATCGCGACGAGGGTGGCTCGCTGGCGCTGGCAGATCCGGTGCTTTGGCCGGACCTTGGAACTGTGTGGACTGTCGCATCCGGCGGGATCGGCGGAGGCGCTGATGTTGAGGATCAAGATTCGCTGCGCGCGCGCGGTTTACAACGCAAGCGCAATCCGCCTGGCGGCGGCACGCTGACGGACTACGAGCGTTTTACGCGCGATGTCCCCGGCGTGGTGGCGGCATGGGCGTTCCGCGGCTCAAACCCGGGTGCGATCTTTACATATTTCCTGTTCTCCGGCCGCGCGAACCTCATCCCCCAGCCGTCCGACGTCGTAGTCGTGCAGGCGGCGATCGATGCGCAGCGACTGATCCGTGTCGACGACAGTGTCGCGGTGGCACCGGTCGCGCTGCCGATCGACATCACCATCAATGGCCTGTCGTCGGACACGCCGGATATTCGCGCCGCGATCTCGACCGCGATCTCTGCCATGTTCCTTGCCCGCTGCCGTCCGGGCATCGTGGGCAATACCTTCACAGTTTCGGTCTCGTGGATCGACGAGGCAATTTCCGGTGTCGTGGGCGAGGATCGGCATGTGCTGGCAGCGCCCACCACCGATCCCGTCCTGACCGGCGGTCAGTTTCCGACGCTCGGGGTCATCACCTATGGCGCGTGATCCTGGCCTCAATACAGTCACTACCGCAGCGACAGTTCTTGCGGATCTCGTTCCGGTTCCGGCACCATACGACGCCCTTGCCAATCCAAGCAATGACGATCTGGTCAGCGCCGGATTGGCGATGTGGCCACAAGGTCCGGCATGGGGATCGCCTGATGGAGTAGCCGTTTCACTGGAGTCCAACCTAGCCAAACTTACGCGCGTTCTTCTCGATCCCTTTGTCTGGCTTTATGGCCGCGCCTTCAAGTTGGCTCGCGAGGCAAGCATCCAAGGGGTCGACGAGCTTCTGCCTGAATGGGAGGCCGAATACGGACTTCCTGATAACTGCGTCACCGGCCCGACGAGCGTTGCCGAGAGGGTTCGCGCCCTTGCCGCCAAGGTCAACAGCCAGGCGGTTCTGATACCCGGTGACTTTATTCGGGTCGCCGCGTCCTACGGCTTTTCGATCACGATTGAGGAACCTGCGGTCTTTGAGTGCGGATTTTCCGAGTGCGGAGGTGAGCACACAGTCGGCGACGCTAGGCAGGAAGTGTACTGGATTGTTCACGTGACCGATCTGGCGGTCGACTATTTCATCTGCGGCATCTCGGAGTGCGGCCTCGATCCGCTCTTCGATCTCGGCGATGCCGAACGCCTGCTTTGCATCCTCCGGCGACTGGCGCCGGCTTGGACCATCCCGATCCTTTCCGACGACACCTGACCTTACGAGGGCACCATGAAATATAATGCACCCTACGGTTCCGTTGACCCGAATGCCTCGTATGTCGATCGCGACACGCCGGCCGCCATATCGGGGTCAAAGGTTCCGGCAGCGGCAATCGAAACTGTGCAGCGCGAGCTTGTTGCGCTGATCTCCGCAGCCGGCCTGACGCCCGACAACGCTGACCTTACTCAGATCACTAAGGCTATTCAGTCAGGGAAGCTGAATTATGCTGCTGCGACCGGCACATCGACGGCGCTTATTGTTACACTACCTCAAGTTCCAGCGGCCTATGTCGCTGGGATGGTGATTGAGGTCAAGACCGCGAGTGCTTGCGGCGGTGCATGCACGATTAATGTCAATGGGCTGGGCACGAAGAGCATCGTCGATGCCAATGGCGGTGCCTTGGTGACAAATTCCTTCCAGTCAGGCAACATGCTGGCCTTGATCTATGACGGCACGAATTTCCGCATGGTTGGCGGCTATAGCGCGGCCGTCCTTTCGCCATTCTCGATCACCTATGCGGTTTCCCAAGTCCTTGGGAACAATACCCTTGCCGTATCGAATTTGGGGACAGGGTCGGCCAGTTTCGGGTCAAGCAGTGGTTCTAACTTCACGTTCAGTCGGGCCGGGAAATATGCCATCTCCGCCCAGTTGGCCCTAACAGTCACATATACCGGGCCGACGAATTGCGGTGGTTCAGCGTTGATCAAGAGAAACGGAACTATCATCATCGGGTCCAATAATACAGATGGCAACTATGGAAGTACATCTACGGGGTTTACGATCAGTTCTACCGCGATAGTTGATGTCGCCGCAGGTGATATAATCACCGTCTTTGGGGCGTGCGGTTCATCGTCCGGTTACACCAGCAGCGCGATATCAAGCATTACATTCAACGTCACCGCCATCTCCTAAAGGAAATCGGACAATGCAAGCTGCTGACTATATCTCCACGCTTACGGGGAAGACCGTGGGTGAACTCTTTTTCTCGGCACCACCGCTTGTAGCGCTGGAACAGGATGAGGATGGCAAGATCACCGTCACCTATTGGGATGAAAGCCTGAAGGCTAAAAAGCCAACGGCAGACGACATCGCGGCGGCTGTTGCGGCTCCAGATCCTGTTGCCGTCCCCGCGAGCGTATCCGCTCGTCAGTTCAAGCTTCAACTCCTCGCCGCCGGCCTCCTAGACAAGGTCGACGCATGGGTCGCGACACAGAGCAAGGATGTGCAGATTTCCTATGAATATTCCGGGGCATTCGTGCGGACGGAACCGATGATGGCCGCAGGCTTTGCGGCAATGGGCGTCACCAAAGATCAGATTGATGCATTCTTCATCGAGGCAGGGAAAATATGAGCTTTGTCGCTGAAGGCGATAGCATCGATTATGGCTATCTACTCACCACTCCATCAACGCAGTGCACATGGGCGCAGCTCTATGCCTCGTCGGCTATTACCTCGATGGGGGTCGGCAGCTATTACAACTTCGCCACCACGGGTGCGGTTGTCTACAGCGGCGCGACCGGCGGTCTCATCAGCATCTATGACCGGTACATGGCAAACGTCTATCCGCATCGCCCAACGGCAAATGGCGGCGACGGTGGCGCCGTTGCCATCCTGTTCAACAATGGCGGGATCAATGATCTCGCCTATAACCGAACAGCTGCGCAGCTCCTTGCCGATATGCTTGCCTATAACCAGCGCGCCAAGGCAGATGGCTTTACGATTTGGGCAGATACGTTGCTGCCATCGCATGCCATGACGACCCTGGAAACCCGACGCCTGCAAGTCAATGCCGCAATCCTTGCCGGTCAAGTCGGGGCAGATTTTACCTTCAACAGCGCGCAAGCCATCCCGGATTGCTGGGATACCAGTGTATATCAGCCGGACGGGACGCACCCTGTTCTGAAAGGACATACGCTAAGGGCAGCCTATATGGCCGGGAAAATCGGCTCATCGACTCCCGATACCTGGAATGGGCAGGTCGCTTTCGCAGCTAGCGCGGCGGCGGGCGCGTCGGCATTGTCGGAAATCATCGGCTACAATTGCCCGAGGCTCAATCGAGGCGATGCGTTCAACAGCTCGACAGGACGTTTTACCGCCCCGAAGGCCGGAACGATCGATCTCAGCTTTATTGGCATCAACCAGACCGGGACAGGGCAAGGGAAACTGGAAATCCGCAAGAATGGTCTGGCGATCGGTTCGGCTGCTTTCGCAATGGATTCCTACGACGTCCTTACGGCCGCAGCCTTGACCAACGTCGAGCCAGGAGATGTCATTTCCTGCTGGATGACCTATGGATCACTGCTTCCAAACTGGCCGCAGACGGTGTTTATCGGGCGGATGCTCTGACGGGCTTGTGTAGCAGGGAGACAAGTTTATTGAACACCGGGCGTTCAATTCCGTAGTAAGCGGCTGAAGCCACGGCAATTGCCACCCCGATGAAAACGATCCTCATCATCTCGCCTTGGAAGGGTGTCTCGACCCGATAGGCTGATATCGCCAGTGGGTAGGCGAGGCACCCCAATACCAGCCCGTGTGTCATGTAGATCGAGTACGAAATCTTGCCGAGATAATCGAGGGCGCGGCTTGTGAGAGTAGCGCGTGTCTTGCCCGCAAGGTCATTGCTGGCGGAAGCGTAGATCACGGCGATGAAGCCGATGAAGGCAACGCAGGTCATGGCGGTCGGGTAGGATTCGGGAAAGAGCCCTGAGAGAAGAAGGAGCGGTGCGGCTACGGTGATGAGCAGAACCGTGTGGACGGAATACACTGCTCGCGCCCTGTTCAGGACAAGAAATCTCGAAGCCAACGCACCGGCTGCATATTCCGGAAGCCTTGAGATCGGAAAGAATTCGAAGAAATTAGGCCCCATCCTCGGTGTAAGCGCGTATTGGGAAGCCCAATAAGCGATTACGACCCCGACAAAGGCGATGGCGGTGGACCGGAGAGACAGCTTACCGATCGCGGGCAGCATGATTGGCGACAGAACATAGAAAAACATCTCGCACGACAGCGTCCAGCTTATGCCGTTCCAAGATTGCCGGATGCCTGGCGTGTCATACCACCAGGCCTGCAACAGCAACGCCGACCACCTGATTGAATTCTTCGACCCTTCAAAGCCCGCGATCGGGGCAGAGAATTTCCAGAAGATGAAAACGGCAAAAAATAATGTCACCAGCGACAGGGGATAGATTTTAGCCACCCGTCGATACAGGAACTCGAATGTTCCGTGCCGCTTCGATGCCCATCCCCATTGATTGACGAAGCCGGAAAGGCAGAAGAAAAACGAGACTCCGAGGTATCCGTACGAGCCAAGGCTACCCGTCGCCACGTAGTGCGGCCAGAACTGCAGACTGTGATAAACGGCGACAGTTAGGGCAGCGACAGCACGAAGTCGCGTAAGGCTATGAAGATTCGTCCGTGTCACGGTCTCTGTGATAGGCCGAAAGTTCACGCAAACGACGCGTAGATTTTTACCGCAATGTAAAGGATCACGAGAACGGCCAGCAGCTTGTAGAAATCGCTCGGCTTTATCTCTGGGTTTTCGTGGATGTCATCGTGGGGTGTCATTGGCGCTCTCTTAAATTGAAGCGACAGCATACTCGCAACAACCACATTCAATCAAGGCGTCCTCCATGGCGCCTTTTTCTACGGACATCCCATGAACCTCATTCCACATACGTGGACGACGCTGAAATATGCGTGGTCTGTAAGGCTGACTGTGCTCGCCGTCGTTCTCATTTGGCTTGAGCCCGTCCTTAGCGAGCTCGCACAGGATCTGACATTCAAATCCGTGTGGATACGTCTGGCTGTCGCTCAGTTCGTCGGCTTCTTCGGGGTTGCCGCCATCTGGGCTCGGGTGACCGTCCAATCCACACTTCACGAGAAAATTGCACAGAAGGAGCAGGAAATTGGCAAACCGCCTACAGAAGGGTAGCGCTGCGGCTCTGATGGCCGCCACGCTTGTCGGAAGCTTCGAAGGGCTGCGACAAAACGCTTATCCCGACCCTGCTACCCAAGGGCAACCGTGGACGATCTGCTACGGCTCTACCAACGGCGTAAAGCCTGGCGATCACAAGACGATCGAGCAATGCAAGGCACTCCTTGTTCAGGAGCTGCAGGTCTACGCCAACGGCGTCGAAGCCTGCGTGCATGTTCCGTTGCCAGACGCACGCCTCGTTGCCCTGACGTCATTTGCTTACAACGTCGGCGTCAAGGCGGCGTGCACTTCAAGCACCGTAAGCCTGATCAACCAGGGCAAGCCTGCAGAGGGGTGCGAAGCGCTTCTCAAGTGGAACCGTGCTGCCGGTATCGTCTTCCCCGGCCTGACGCGGCGCCGGCAGAAGGAACGCCAATTCTGCCTGGAGAGAACGTGATGTTCGGTTTCGGGATCCTCGACTACATCAAATTCGGCGCTGGCATTGCGATCGGCGCATCGCTCGCCTTCTTCCCCGCTCGATGGATCGGTCAGAGCGAAGGCAAGCAGATGGCGGCAACCGCCGCCCTCACCAAATCCGTCACCCTTCTCCGCGAAAGGAACGTGGTCAATGACCAGGTCTCTACCTCTGATGCTGCTGCTCTCTGCGCTGATTTCGGGCTGTCAGACGACGACAAAGCAGAATGCGTGCGACGGCTTCAGCCGATTAACGCCAAGCCTGGCAACGTCGGTAACGATCCTGCAGACCGATCGGCCGTTCGCGAACCAGGTGGCTGCTCACAATAAGTTCGGGCGGTTACAGAAGTGCTGGGAATGACAGCAATTCGACCACCCGATCGACATCACCGACCACAATTGAGGGAAAGTCCATGGCAACCGAACTACTCGCGGTCAACAACACGGCTGCAAACTCGTCTGATCTCGTTGTGGCGGCCGGGACGCCCGTGACGGTTTGCATCAAAGGAGACACGAAAGGCGTGGTTACCGCCGCAATCTATCTCAAAGACGACACTGGTGGATACAATCAGGTCGGCATCCTAACGACGTCACGCGGAGAGCGAGCAATCGCGATCACGGCCCCTGGCACTTATCGCTTTGCCCGAGTCGTAGGCGAAACCTTTGGGGTGTTCAGTGCGTAAGGTTCCGCTCTTCAGGCCGCTCTTCCGCCGACTGTTCACACCTGAACTCGATGCCGCCTGTGGCGCGGGTGGGGGGACCGATCCGAATGCTTGGAGGACGGCGCACGGCATCGGCATGCACGTCTACAACACCAGCGAGTTGGCACTGCGTGAGACGGCCACAGGAACTCAGATGCAGGGCCGGAACCTGTTCTGCGAAAGCGGTGCTGCCAGCTCCACATGGGCACAGAACGTCGTCATCGCACAAAGCTTCCAGGCAAACGAGAGCTGGTGGCTGTCTACCCCCGGCCGCTATTTCGATTACGCCTTCCCCCTTTGCAGCACGACTGAGCCGCTAGAAGAGACCATATCGGGCGCACACGATGCTGCGATCATCGCAATGTTCCAAGCAATCGCTGCTTTCGATCCGAGTCCCGTGCTTAGGTATCGCCCCGGATGGGAAGCAAACAGCCAAACAGCCTATCCTTGGAGCTATAATTCGTCGGGCCGTGCACCGACCTATGTCGCGGCATTGCAGCACGTCATTGCATTGGCAAAGAGCGTCGATAGACGCTTCAAGGCATTCTGGATTTTGCTCCCCGGAGCAGGCAAATGGGATCCAACTTTCGACTGGACGACTGGCTATCCCGGAGATGGATACCTCGAAGGTATCGGCGCTGACCCATATCATCTCGCAACCTTCTCCGGTTGGGATGCTGGTAGGGCCTTCTATGATCGTTGCCAAGGCACCGACGGCATGGACGCCATGTATCAATTCGGCATCGACCACGGTCTGACTTGGGCGTTCCCTGAGAATGCCTCGCATACCTACACAGCCGATTGGAACCGCGTCGTTGGCAAGTGGACCTATGATCGCAACGTTGCCTACGTTCACTACTGGGATAGGCCGAGCACCGATTACTGGTGGGATGACATCATTACTGATGGTCGTCGCCCTCTCGCCGTGGCGGAATGGAGCAAGTGGTACGGCTCGCTGGCGATAACGACACCTGCTTCGATCAACGTCACGTCGGGTGTCGTTGTTGATATACCGCTCGATGCCACGGCAGCTTGTGAGTGGACGCTGTTTGGTTCGGACGCTGCCCTCTTCACTTTGACGGCGGATAAGTGCCTAGAGGCCAACCTAGCGCCCGGCACTTATTCTTTGACGATTAAGGCAGCGAACAAACGCAACCTGGTCGACACGCGGACGCTCACCATCACGGCTGATCCGGCCACCATCTACCCAGCCGCCATCACTGGTATGGCATACATGGTAGGCCCCGATGGTGCTCCGGCCCGCAATCCCGACCATACCTTCGTCATTGGCCCGATTGCGGCTTAAAGGAAAATTATCATGACTAGTATGTCCGCAGCGCAACTCACAGGCAGACCTTATAACCGCGTCGTCGCAGCCATTGGGGCCGATAACATCGGCCAAGCCAACGGCACAAACCGGAAGATAAACCGCTCGGCCATGGCTTGGGCCGCCTATCGTTCGAAGCAGCGCTTTATCCATCGCATCAGTGATGCCTTTGGCACGTCTGGCGACACCTCTACGACCATTGCTGGCACTCGACTACCCGGCATCCTCACCACATCGACTGCGGCGACCTTTGTGGTTCAGGCTTTCGACAACGATGCGATCAATGACATTCCTTCGGCCACCTCCTTAGCCAACCTCAATAGCATCATCGCGCAATGCGCTGCGGCTGGAAGGCTGCTCATACTACTAACCCCCGACCCACGTGGCGCTTCCAACCAGACAGGCGCCCGCCTGTCCACTACTCGGCTTGAGCTGGCTCTGACGATCCGCCGCGCCATCCTTGCCGCTAGAAATACCCCTGGCGTCTACGTCATTGATACTTGGGAGGCCCTTGGTAACCGCGCGGCGACGACAGGCGACATCACCTTCAACGGCACTTACAACGGCATCGTCTACACGGCCAACTCCGGGCGGGCGGTGGGGATACTCCTTTCGCAACTCTTCAACCAATTGTTTGATGAGCAAACCATTCTCCCGGCCAGTGACAGCGACCTTTGGTCTGCAACCAATCCAGGGGGCTTCGTTGGCACTAACCCCTACATGAGCGGAACTGCTGGCACGGCGGGGACTGACAATAGCGGTTCTGTCGCGACGGGGTGGGCTGGCATTCAGTCCCTCATGGGCATCGTCATGGCCTACTCAAAGGTGACGACGACCTCGTTCAACGGGGTCGCCTACACCAGAGAGGCTTCGAAGGACTGGCAGCAGATCGTCTTGTCCGGCACAGCCACGGCGGCTACCCAAATCGTACTGCTTACACAGAACCTCACCAACTTGGTCATCGGCGATATCCTTCGTGGAATGGCAGAGATCGAGGTAGATAGCGTAGCTGGTCTGTCGTCCCTTGGTCTCTATATCTACGACAATATCGCATCGGGTCAGATCTGCGCGGACATGGACCGTAACCCCGAACTCGACACGTTCTTGCTTCCGCAGACTATCGACGGCGGCGTTCTTCTTACCCCTGACAGCTTGGGCATCACGAACGTTTCGGGTAAGGCTATACAGCTTCGCACCAAGCCAAACTCCGCGTCCGCCGTCGTTTCTGCGACTATCCGCGTTCGCGGCATGACGGGCTTCAAGGTCACCTCGTAACCCACCCCCGCCCCAACTCAAAAAGGAATCGAAATGAGCGACATGATCGCGAAGGCCGAAGTTGAGAAGATGATCAAGGATTGGCAGAGCGAGTGCGCTAATCATCCGGCGCTCCACAACCAAGCCAACGTTCTTTTAGATAGGTTGGACGGGCTTGTTCCTCTGACAGATGTTCAACACATCAAACACATGGTCAATCGCTTCCTCGCATGGAAGCTGCCAGAGGACTTCAGTCCTGATGGCGGCATCAGTTTCAAGAAAACCTTCAATGAGCACACTGCGCATCCCATGACGAACCAGCCGTCCGGCACGAACCTATTCGATGCGACGCAGGCTGAGACGATGGTGCGTCACATGCTGGACGGGCTCCCGCAAGGCTGACCCGCCCCAACTCAGGGAACATCTCAAACCTCAGGCTTCCAATGACCATCCCCGCCGGCGTGATCTCCTTCCTGCTGACGTGGGTGGCGCTGGGAGGCCTGATCTTGCTTGCGTGGAATTCAGTCCCTACCCATTGAAAGAGCAGATATGACGCCTCCGGAATATGATGCGAACGTGCACAGGCAGCTTGGCGAACTCATTGCCGGGGTGAAGAACCTTCAGGAAAGCTTTCGACGGTCCGAGGACAAATCAGATCAAAGCCGTGCCACGATGCATCGGCGCATGGACGAAATGGTCGACCGTGTCGAGCAGGTCGAGCGCAGCGTCTCCGGCGTTCAGGATGATGTCACCGAGATGAAGCCGGTGACCGAGGACGTGCGGCGGTGGAAGCTCATAGGAGTCGGCGCGCTTGGGGTGATCGGTATCGGCGGCATGGCCATGGGGGTAACATTCGCCGATGCTATTCGAAGGGTCGGGCTTGTCGTAGTTGGGAGATGATCGCCGAGGAGCCCTTCAACGCGATCAATTTGGCGGTGAATTAACCATCTGCCTCATTCAATCTGATTTGACAGATATCCGAGTAGACATTCTCGACGTTCGGGCAATTCAGGGCGCGGGCCATGACATGCCTAAGGTCGGGCATGCAGTGATCACCAGCTTTTTCGAGCAGCGCATTTATGTCGTATCGCTTTTTGATCCCGCATTTTTCGCAGGTCACAGAGAGCTTTTTGCCCCGGTAATCGGATAGATAGGGGCTGGTATATTTTCGGGACACGCATCCTCCTCCTCGGTGAAGATTTCATGCCGCATGTTGGTGAAACGCTCCTCGCCCAAGCGCGTTTGCTAGATGTCGCGGAGACGGAGATGCTCAAGGCCGATTGTTCGTCCGTTGGCACTATTCCCCGATTTGTCGGCTGGATGTTCGCAGTAGCCGCACTAGCTTTTGCTTCATGCGCTCGAAATCGGCAAATACGTCGGCAAGATCGAGGTCGTCCGGAGCAAGCTGGTCATCGCCGTCGCCAAGCAGAAAAGACATTTCGAGCCTGGCGGTAATTTCGGCCGTCATCGATCGATCGTTAGCAGCCGCAGCTGCCCCGATCTTCTTCTTGAGATCTTCAGATATTCGTAATCTAAAATGTAAATCGTCCCTGGCCATACAGTCAGATCGCATAAAAGCGAATTGACCGATATGCCTCACGGATGCCACACAAAGGCAGTGAAGTCGGCTATGTCATGGGGCTTAAAACGCTGAATAGTTTCGGCTTTGCCAGCGCGTCCAGCGCGCGCTGAAGGGCAAATGCCGGGATACCGATCTGGACCTTATGTGGTGTTTCCCGGCTATGAAATCCCGTGGGGAAATTCAACATGCAGCGTGAAGTAGACGAGACCGCCTCGGTGTTTGACCGGGTGGAGGGGCATGTCGACGTTAGTCGACGCAGGGTACTTGGGGGGATGATGGCACTCGCGGCGACGGCAACGTCGCCCGCAACGGCAAGGGCAACATGTCGCTGTCCATATGACGCGGCGATGTTCCATCTCTATCGACGCTTTGAATTGGCCGCGAAAGCAATCGCTGAAAATTCTGGCGAGGAACAGATCCGCAACTATAAACAGATGACCGCCTACGCCAATGCGATGGTTCTCATTCCTGCGCATACCGAGCAAGCGATTGAGACAAAGAGAGCCGCGTCGAAATGGGTCTTCTATGAAGGCCCACTCAAGATGAGTTTGCCTTTTCAGCTGGTCAAAGATTTGACGGCATCAGCTGACCGAGACATGTAACTAACGGACCTAACCCGGCCGACATAGTGGGCTGAAGACGGGTGACGGGCATAGCTCAAGCCTGCCCGTCCCAAGATTTTCACCTCGCGAAGGCCATCTGCCTGCTACAGATTTGCGTAGCGCTGCGTGTTGAAGCGGTCTGCGACCATGCGGCCGGCGTTCTCGGTGTGAACGTATGTCTCTAAGAATATCTTAGACGACTTCCACCGGCCGGCATCCATCGCCGTCTTGATGCCGATACCCAAATTCATAGCGTTGGTCGCGAACGAATAACGACCGACCGAATGAGATGACTTGTATGTGATACCGGCTCGCCTGCAGACTGCCTCGATCCTCTCATTGACTGCCCATCGACACTTATAGCGAAAGACCCGCTCGCCTTCCTTCACATCCAAATTATAAAGCCGATACATCAGCTCATCAGTGAGATAGGCCGTTGCCATGACATCAGTCTTTGTCTTTACCAGCAGCGCGGTGCGATGACGAAAATCGATGTGCTTGCCAAGAACGTTGATAGCCTCGGAAACTCTGGCTGCGGTATGGTTCATGAAGATGGCCAATGCCGACAGGTGAAAAAGGTGATCGCGGTCAGCCTGGTTGATGAAAGCTGATAGCCAGGCGCCGTCGACCGGAGAGTGCCTCGTCGATCGAGGAGTGCGAAAGCTACGGACGCGCATGTGGTGACACCATCCGAGCTCGTGCGCATGGTAGATCACTGCCCTGGCTGGCGTGATGCCTTGCCGGTTGCGGGTTGATGCCATGTGGTGCGGGTAAAGATCGAGGGCCATCTGCTTGATCTCGGCTGGCGCGATCGACTGGACGGCCCTGCCCCTGAAATACTCAATGGCCTTGTCGAGGTATCGCGATGAGCCGCCTTGGCGAACATAGCTCTCAGCAGCTTCTTGAAAAGTGTGGCTGAGCCTGCCGCCATCGATGACGACGGGCGCCGCGCCGCCCCACGGCTGGAATGTGTGATCGTTCATAGTCTTCCCCCAAGATACTCAATACATCTTCCCGGCGTCATTCGGTGCTTAGAGCTGGAAATTGTGGGACAGGCCGAACAAAAAGCATAATGATCTTGTACAGCTAGTATTTGTCCCACACCCGGCCAAGCTATTGATTACTCTCGCTTGCCGGACACCTCTTCTGGGCACCATTCCATTTTTTCAACGTTGTTTTCGTTGATCTTTTCATCAGATTTTGTCCCACTTTTTTCAACCCCCTCGGGGTGTGGGACAAAATCTGTGCTCGTTTGTTCCCGCGACAGCTTATGCATCGCGCCGCCGGCAAGCTTCTTGCGGTTCGCTGACTTGGTATAGAGCGTCGTCTGCTGCTTCGTCGTCCATCCGAAGATGGCCATCAGCTCATCGTCGGTCGCACCGTTTTCAGCCGCCATCGTGGCGCCTGCCTTGCGCAAGCCGTGCGACGAACAATGGAACAGCTCCGCCTCGTCGCACCAATCCCGCATCTTGTTGCCAAGACCGTTCACGCTGAACGGCTTGCCATATTCTGTGACCATGTAGGTCATCTGCTTTAATGGCTGGCTGTCCAGGCGCTGTTGCAGTGCCGACAGGACCGGAATCTGAACAACCACCCCGCTCGACTTCTTCGTCTTACCGGGCCGGATTGTGAGCCATCCGTCCCGGACATGCTGGCGGCCCATGATCGCCAACTCCTGCAGGCGCAATCCGGTATACAGCGCCATGCTCATATACAAGTTCGCCTTTGTGCCTGGCGGGTGCCTGGCTTCGAACTGTTCAACCTCGGCAATCGTCCATGCGTGGAAGCCGTCGCCACTGTCCATTTTCTTGATGCGTAGAGCGGGGTTGCGGTCGGCAATGTCGCTCTCCATCGCCCATCCGAACATGGCCGATAAATATTTCACGAGATTGTTTCGAGCGCCGGCCGTCTGGCGCAGCTCATCACGGATCTCGATGACGTGTTTCTTTTCGAGCAGCTTGAATGGAATATCACCGCGCCGAGTCTTGCTCTTCGGTGTCGTGCTCTCGCAGATCTCTTCCATCAACCGAACCCGCCTAGCGAGTTGGTCAAGCGCCATCGTACCCACCGCGCGCTTTTTGTATTGCTGCACCAGCCATTGGAACGAACCCTCGGCCGCCTTGCGATCCAACAGTTCGATCTTCGGCGCGTCGCCTGGTTTGACGTAGGGGATATTGAGACGAGCGCAGGAAACCTCGTTCTCAAACGCTTCCGTGCCAGGCTCTTCGCGTAGCCTGACCTTGCTTCGACCCGGCGCGCGGAAATAGAACCGCGCTTCCTTGGTGCGGAAGTCGCGATCGAGTGATACGCCCTTCGGTAGTTTCGGATACATATTGCTCATCAATCCCAAGGATTGCCCGCAGCGTGCGGTTCGTCAAGCGGATCATCGTCCACCCGCACTCTGTGCGGGATCATGCGGAAGGCGGCGGTCAATTCGGATACATCCCATAGCAGCCTACCGCCGAGCGCCCGTGGGGACGGCATAGAGCCCGCCTCGACGCATCGATCGAACATCGTCGCGCTGATGCCTATCAGTGCGGCGGCCTGCTCGCGGCCGACACCAAGCGGAGGCAGAGACAGGGGAAGAATATCGCTGCGTTGCGCCCTCATGCGATTTCCTCACACCTGAGACGTGGCCCGCCATTGTGTCCGATCATCGCGCGCTTGGCCTCTTCGCGACGGCGGGCGTTCTCCTTGCGGGTCACCATTTCGAGATGCTCCGGATCAGGATTGACGCAGAGCCGCGTGCGGCAAACATGATCGATTTCTTTTTTGCCTGGCACATAGCCGTGCTCGATCGTGAACATGACGATGTGAACTGCTACCGTCTGACCGTCGAGCGACATGCGCGGATATCCAGCGCCGCGGCCTTCATCCCCTGAAGTCGGACCCGTCCAGATCCAGCAGCCTGTAACCGGGTCTATGAACACCCTCGCCATTATCTTTGCTCGAATGCGGTCACGGCGATTGGTCATTCGGCAGATCCACCCGCCTTAGCGTCATCGCCATGCAATTCCGTCAGAACCGCCAGCACCTTGTCGGTACTTTTGCGCGTTACACGATCACCAGCAACGTTGGACTGGTGTAGCATGCGATCGACGACATTCTCTGCCGTCTGCTTGGCTTCGCGATAGACTTGCGACCCCATGACGCTGCCGGGCCAAGCTGTTGACACTTCCACTAGGATTGTCATTTGAACGGTGATCTTCATGACGGTCGCCCCAAAGCGTCCAGCAGCTCGCTTGCGCTGGTGACGATGTGATTTGCCATCAGCGCCATCAGCTCGGGCTCTTCGCCGTCATGCGTCCAGATGATAAGGCGTCTGCCTCTACCAGCGAACCACCCGCCTTCGAGGTGAGCAGATCGGCCGGAAGGTAGGAGCAGCACGCAGGTGTCTGCCCATTCCATGCCGCGAAAGTCGTTCATGTAACCGCGCGCCGCGATCGGATGCGTGGTTAGCAATTCGCGATACTCCGATGCCTTCCAGCCCTGCCAATCCGGGTCGATCTCGGACCAGGCAAAGCCGGGAACACCATTCGGCGGATTGCGGAAGTCGTAAACTTCGTGGCCTGCAGCGCGCAGCATCGTGACGGCGTCGGGCTGATACTTGTTGCGCCAAGACGACGCGAGATAGATGCGGCTCATGATTTTCTCTCCTGAGATAGTTACGTCGCGTTTCCAAGCATCCCCTTGACCTGCATTGGCATAAGGATTGTGTAATTCACGAGGTCGCCAGCGGCTCGTAGAAGCGCCGGCGATGCGCCCTGCCCCACGAGAAGTTCGAAGTTGTCGCCGTCGTTATGGGCAAGCGCCTCGCGAAGATGGCGGCCGTGAAATCCAGTGCGGATCTCACCATCGGTTTCAGCGGGAACCTCGTCTTCGCCTTCACCGGCAGAGATGTCCCTGGCCATCAGTGCGATCGTCTCGCCGGTGAAATTGAATAGGATCCCGTTTCCTGCGTCAGGCGTGACCGTCAGCAAGCGCCCGACCGCATCCGACAGAGCCTTGCCGCTGAAGCGCGACGTGTAGCTAGAGGGGTCCGGAACGATCTGACGATAAGCAGGGAAGTTGCCGTCGATCAGTTTCGAGTTGAGCACCGTTCCGCCGGCAGCCACGCGGATCTTCTGGTCAGACAGTTCGACGGTGACATCGTCGCGCCCATCGAGAAGTTTGATGATCCGGTCGACGGTATCGCTAGGCACGGTGACGCGCGGGATATCACTCAGATCGTCCTGGTCGAACTCGATCGACGCGATGATTCGCTTCACCAGGCGCTTTCCATCGGTGGCGACTAGCGTCAGACCATCCTTGCCCGGTTCCAGGTGCACGCCGCAGATGTAGTAGCGAGCGGCCTCAGTCTCAGCCGCGTATTCGACTGCCTGCAGTGCTTTCTGCAAGGTGGATGCGCCAAGGCTCATCTGATGTTTGAGACTGCCCGCGTCGAGCTTGGGAAAATCAGACGCGGGCAGCACCGGCAGCTTCAATTTGGAGCGGCCGGACTTGATCTGGATAGCGGCGATGACGCCAGCTTGTTGGACGGCATTGATCGCGATCCGGTCTTCCGGCGCGTTGCGGACAATGTCAGCAAAGATATGAGCCGGGCATGTGAACGGCTGAAAGTCTTCGCCGATCGTCGCCGCGAACCGTGTTGAGATCTCAAGATTGAGATCGCTGGCACGTGCTGTCAGCATGTCGCCATCGCGCTCGATCAGCACATTGGAGAGGATCGGGAACTTGTTCTTGGATTTCACCACGTCCTTGACGATGGCGAGCGCATCCGAGAGCGCCGGCTTTTCAGTTACGAACATTGGAGGATCCCTTCGTGCCTGAAAGGAGATCGACAAGCTGCCGCTCCGTGGATGGGGGGGCAAGCCCAAATCGAGCGAACTGCCGATGCAGTTCGTCCATCGCTGCTTCGACGTCGTATTCGGCAAGATAGCGATACGTTCGCTCTAGCCAGTCACCAACTAGGAGATCGCGGCGCTGAAATTCATCGAAGATGACCTCGTCGCTGACGAGATCGAGATTGATTTTAGCTGGCACATCAGTGAAGTCGATCCGAGGGAATATGGCCGGGTCGATCTTCCGTCGTTTGCAGACGGCGAGGAAATCATCCTGCTCAACTTCGGAAAGCAATATGCTGATATCAGCGGAGACGTGCTGGTATTGCTGTTTTCTTCTCACATCAGCCTCCGTCAGAACGGGATATCATCGTCGAGGTCGCGGCTGAAATTGCCGCCAGACGTCTGCGATGATTTCGTGGTTGAGCCGGATGCGCGGTCGCCGTCATAGCCATAGTCGCCAGCGCCGTTACCGCCGGGCTTATAGCCAGAGCCGTCCTTTTTGTTCAGCATGATGAGCTTGGCGTCGAAGCCCTGCAGAACAACTTCCGTCGAGTAGCGATCCTGGCCAGACTGGTCCTGCCATTTGCGCGTGGCGAGCTGGCCTTCAA